TTAGGAGCTTTTTATGTATTCAAAAGGCGTGTTGGTATTCGAGATCCTTATGCCTATAGAATAGTGGCTTCATACGTATCCCGTCCATCATCTATAGACCAATTCTGCCGTACGTGCGAGGTACTTCAGAAAGGATATGGTGCTATATGTCTTATGGAGAACGCTGACCAGATGTATGAGCAGTATCTTAACCGTAAAAGCGGTATGCCAGCGTCTTTCTTTCTGTTTGCTGGTGAGGCAATAGCCAATAAGTATGTGAAGGCCGGCTCCCGGCAGAACAGCAAGCTGGGGCTATACCCGACCCCCGGCAACCAGAACCTGCTATTCTCGTGCGTCGTGGATTATTGCTGGCAGGATTTCGTTATTGGTTATGATGATCAGACTGGTCTTGATATAACTGTCAAGGGTATTGAGCTGATCGATGATATAGCCCTATTGGATGAGATAATACAGTATAAGCCCGGATTGAACGTCGATAGGATAATAGCCTTCGGGCATGCGTTGGTTCTCGCTAGGTATTTTGATGATAATAACTACATGCCTAAATCGAAGATAGATGAGATGAATAACGCTCGTAAGGAAGATGCTTATAAACACCATGAGATATATGCCTCTGCATTTGGATCGGTATCTATAGGAGCTTTTAGGTAAATGAATGTCAATTAAACGCCTATCTTTGTTGTAAATAAAATTGAATAATCATGGAAGTGTTTAATAGAGATCATTCGTTTCCAGCAAAAGGAGCGTTATTAGGATTACCTCCTCAGGCTATTTCCACGAAGAAAAAGAACAGGAAATGGAAGGAGGATTGTATGGACGCTCTTGAGACGATAGGGTTGAAACAGTATGATCGTAACCAGATGTACCGTGACTATTATCTGATGGCGGATGGTAAGTTATCTTTTATGGAGATGGCGGATGTTATCCCACAGTTAAGGAACGTACAGAAGTTAAGGAGTGATATAAGGATACCCTCTTTCTTGAAGCATTATGATATCATAGGTGGTATTGTAAACGCTTTTGAGGGATGGTTGACAAATCTACAGGATAAGTATACGGTTAATGAGGTAGGGGATATGGCTATAAGTGAGTATGAGGACACGATGTCAAACTTACTTCATCGTCATATACAAGAACAGTGGGATATTATCGTTAATCAGCGTCTTGTAGAGGCCGGTCTTGATCCTACGTACAATGAGTTTAATTCCGAGGAGGAGCGTCAGGCTTATGTTCAGCAAATCCAACAGGCCAAAGCGTCTATGACCCCTGATGATATCCAGAGGTTCATGAGTACAAGATGGAAGACGCAGGCGGCTGTATGGGGAGACCATACGATAGAGTCAGACCGTAGCCGGTTTTATATGGATGAGCTTGATCGTGAGAATTTCCGTGACCGGCTCCTTAGCGGTAAGATGTTCCGCAATCATTTCGTTGGATTTGACTACTACCGTCCGGAGGTGTGGAGTCCGATGGAGGTTTTCCATCCTGATGTGAAATATCCGCAATATGGAAGTTATGTGGGCCGTATTCATTATTACGAGGGTGTTGAGTTGATATCAAAATACGGCCATAAGATGACGGCCAAGGATAAACGCAGGATTATGGGCGGTGATGATGATTACGAGGGATGGGTATCCAATGACGGTACTAGGTATGATCATAAGAAAAAGAAGCCTTCTATTACCGGTATGTATGAGAATGAGGTTATTCCATGGAAAGGGTATCATGATTATGAATCTATCGTTGCGGCTGAGGATTACTATGGTGTTCCTATGGGAGAGTACCATACCTTCGGGCCGGACGGAGAGGAACACACCCAGCCCCGCTTCTTGCCCCGCTTCCATCCCTTTGGCTATTTTAACTCTGACATGTCCAATGGCAAGAGATATGAGATAGATTCCCGCCTTTTTAGGGTCATGGAGGGATATTGGGTATCCATGAAACCGATATTCTTAATAACTTACATGACGGAGACCGGAATGGTGGATCAGGAGCTTGTGACAGATGAGCTTCTCCCGGAGTTCTTGGAGAAGAATGGTATAAAGAAAGTGAAGAGGGTCATGGCAGAAGCCGTCAGTGATCCTGAGGTGAACACCTATATCTTGGAGTATGTTCCTGAGGTTAGGTTTGGAGTTAAGATCACCGGAGGTAATTTAATGGATAAGCCTATATATATTGGTGGGGATCCAATACCTCATCAGATACATGGTGACAGCAGTCTGTATGATTATGTCATTCCGGTTTCTGGATTTATAGGGGCCAGTCTCGCTGATCGCATACAACCGTTCCAGATGATGTATAACCTTGCTATGAACCAGCTATACAATAACGCCGAGAAGGAGATTGGTAAGTTCTTCTTAGGCGACTTGGGATTCTTGCCTACTGAATATAAGGATATGATGGACAAGAAGGGTGCTTTAGCTACTTTCATGCAGATCGTTAAGTCTGTATCGTTTATGGGCGTAGGTGGCAATGATACGAATAATCCTTACCAGAATCCGCAGATGAGTAGCATATATAACCAGTTTGGTGTATATGATCTTACTAATACGGATCAGATAAGATCCCGTATGGAAATGGCTTCTTACGCCTATATGATGGCTTATAGGATGATAGGAATATCCGAGCAGGCAATGGGTCAGTCAACCAGATACGAGAGTTCTACGGGCGTAAAACAGGGGGTTAACGCTACCATGTTACAGACCCAGACTTACTTTAATGATTTCGATGACTTCAAGAAACGGACATTGGATATTCATCTAGCCGTGGCTCAAGTATGCCAGAAGGAAGGATACGATTGGACCGTGATGTACAGGAACAGTGATCTTTCCTTGGCTTACATCAGTCTTACGGATAATAGCTTGTCGTTACGTCATCTTAATGTTATGGCTGTCTCTAATTCCAAGAAACGTCTGGAATTGGAGAATTTGAAACAATATATATTACAGACAAATACGTTAGGTAATGACTTACTTGATATCACTAGGATGATGAGCGCCAACTCAACGGCTGAGATGAATCAGATCGGAAGGGATGCTAGATCTTACGCCGATCGTGTAAGGCAGGAAGAATACCAGAATCAACAGCGACTTGTCCAGCAGCAAGCTGAGGCCGATCAACAGGCTCGTAATGATGAGCATGAGAAGGATAAGGAGCTGGCTTATATCAAGGGCAACTTCGACTTAAGGGGTAAGAGCATAATGGCCGCCGGTCAAGCGGCTAGGACCGAGAACAACTCTGAAGGCATGGATTATGTCGAGGCTATGGCTGATAGGGCTTTAAAGGAAAGGGATCTTGATATCAAGGAAGAGGAGATGAGAACCAGACAGGCTAACGCCGAGGCTGAGCGAAGATCTCGTGAGGAGATAGAGAAAAAGAAGTTGGAATTAAAAGAAAAGGAGATAGACGCTAGAAACAAACGTTCTGATACAGATAGGTTTACGTCGATAATAAACAAGAATTGATTACAAGTTTTGTAAATATTTTTACAAAATCTGTAATCATTTTGGCGTAAAATTCTGTCATATACTATAATGGGTTTGATTTAATTGGTAATTAGATTAATGATAATTTTGTAAAAAGCAAAAAAGGAAATTGTATGAATGACATGGGTGATTTCGCTAAGGGTTTTAAGACCATGAGTGTCGAGGAACTTTTTTACCGTGGTGACGGTGATGGCGATAAGAATAATATCGAGGGTAAATATGATAAGGATGGTAATCCTATAGGTGATACCAAGGAAGAGCCTGCCGACGGCGGAGCGGATGAAGGTGGCGGGGATAAGGGCGGCGACGCTACCAACCCAGACCCGGATTCCTTTGGCGAAGGCGGTACTGATAATAATAACGTGGTATCAGTGTTTAACGGAAAATCTTTCTTGGAGAAGATGGCTGCCAGAGGTATCATCGACAGTATCGATAACCTTGATATTATGGTAGATGATAAGCCAGTCGATCTTTCTACTATCACAAAAGAAGATGATTTACTTGATATAGTGGAGGGATTGATCAAGGACAAGGCTGATGAGTTGTTGAAAGACAAGGTTGATACCGGCTCGATGTCTGATTTCATGAAGAAGATGATAGAGGTGGATAAGGCCGGTGGTAACGTTGGCCAACTATTAAGCCAATATCAGAGTATTCAGGCTCCGTTGGATAACCTTGATATGAGCAATAAGAATGATCAGCTTGCGGTCATCCAACATTATTATAAGATGTTGGGTATGCCGGAAGACGAGATAAAGGATAATATGGAGATGATGATTGGCAAGGGCGATGAGTTCATTGAGTCCAAGGCCAATAAGTTCCATGATATCCTGAAAAAGGAGATGGATAACCTTATCGAGGAGGAGAAGAAAAAATCCGAGAAAAGGAAACAGGAGTTGATTGAGCAGATGAAGATCTATAAGAAAGGTCTTAAGACGTCTATAAGCTCAGGATTCCAGTTGACTGACACGATGATAGGTAAGGCTGTCGATTTCGTTACCAAGCCGATAGACAATCAAGGTCATACGGCTATAGATAAAGCTTATTCGGAGGCTATCAAGAATCCGGACATGGCCGCTGATCTGGCTTTGTTCTTGATGAATAAGGACGAGTTCCTTAAACAGAAGACTAACAAGGCTAAGATGGAGGTCAATAAGAAGACCATCACTCTTCTTTCTGGCAATAAGGGAGGAAAGCAAAATAAGAATAATATCGATAATGATACTATAGAGGCTAACTTCCTTGATCTAAGTGGATCAAAGAGTGTATAACGTTTAAATATATTGAAAATGAATCCGTTTCTTACAAAAAGTTTCCCGGCTACCGTGAATGGCGATAACGTTATTGCCTTCACCGATGCCAAGAACTATAAGACTTCGCTCGTAGAGCATAACTTAGGCTCATTGGCGAGCTGGTATTATGAGGATCCCGACAAGAATCATCTAGGTCTGTTGAACTTGTTCTCTAATATCGCCAACTACCCTGTTCCGATGTATATGGGTATGATTAATAACGGTGCTACGATCTCCGTTAACGGTATTGGAGCTTCTTTCCGTTATGATTTACCTGTTACAAAGACATTCGCTGTCGTTACGGCTGAGGATACTTCAGGTCATCATCTAAAACCGGGTATTGACGGTAGTTTGTTTGATATCGTTTTGAATACCTCTGAGTTTACGGCTTATGATGTCATCACCTATGACGCCGCTAACGGCTGTAATATCCTTATCTCAGGTGAGATCCCGTCTAAGACAGAAGGAGATTTGACACGTTATTGGGGTCGTGTTATTGGCGGTAAGGCTAAATACTTCCCTAAAGAGAAATTACGTCCGGGTATCCGTTATTGGAAGATCGGTCATGCCCTTGGTGAGTACAGTACCCAGTTCTCTAAGGTATCTGGAGCTGACAAGGCCGGTTCCATGACTTGTGAGTTCCGTTTAGGAAACCACCGTGGTGTTGAGGGTGAGACAACTATGTACGCTGGTATGAAGTCCATGCAGGCCGCCCAGAATAGCACTTCAGAGTTCGTGGAGACTGCCCTTCGTCGTATGAATGCCATGAGAAGCGAGTATGAGGGTAATATTCCTGATTTGGCTATTATCGGCAAGACTGTTAATGGTAGACTTGATTTACGTACGGCTAAGGTAGCGTCCACGCTGGAGGTATTCTGTATGGCTGAGTTGGTTAAGCTGGAAGCTAGACAGTTGATGTGGCAAGAAGGTGGTATTATTATGGATCAAAATGGTCCTATCCATTTGAATGAGGGTATCTACCGTCAGCTTCGCCGTGGTTATACTATCTACTATAGTCGCCCGATGGGTATTACTAAGGACACGCTTATGGCTGCCGCATCTTATATTTTCCGTGGACGTCAGGATCTTCCTATTACGGAACGTAAGATTAAGTTCAAGGTAGGAGCTATGGCTATGATCAATTTAGAGAAGTTGATCAGGGAATCGTTCTTCACTACCTTGCAGAACTTAAGCTGGGGTATGGGAAGCGATAGGATGTTGCCTTCTAACCCTATCTCTGGTACTAATGACGCCATGATCTTAGGTCCGGTTCAGGTTAAGGGAGCTTTCATCCCGGGCATCGGTAATGTTGAGTTCGAGCACGATCCTTCTTTGGATTACGCTGACATGACAGATCGTAGCGAGTTAGTGAATGGCATGTATCCTAGATCTTCTTATTCTTGTATTATCGAGAATATCACTGACGCTGGATCAACTAACGCATATTCCGCTATTCCTAATACGGCTAACGCTAAGTTAGGTAATATGAATAACAACGTATTCTATATCAAGCCAGAAGGTGTAAGTATGTGGTGGGGCTATGAGTACGGTCGTTGGGCGCACAAAGCCAACGGTAATGAGATCGTATCATCCTTGCCGGGCATGAAAGAACAATTCTGGTGCCACTCCGCTTCCGCAGCATGGGTTATGGATAACAGTAAGTTCTTGATTATCGAGCTTCAACCGAACTACTTCGGCTAAGTTTTTTCATATATGTAATTTGGTTTTTAGAGGGGAGGATATTCCTCTCCTCTTTTTTTAAAGTAACGCAAAAAGGAAATGAAAGAAATTTTAAAATCAAGGAAGGTATTGGCCGAGGTAAACGGTTTTAATATCATGTCAGATACCTTATATGAGGTTGTAGGCAAACACGATGGAAGTGCTCCTCAGGCCTTTCAAGACGCTAATATAGCTAAAGCTCCGTTCCCGGAGAACGCTACTCACGTATGTTGCCCTTGGGATGATTTCTCCAAGGCCTATAACACCGGTTTTTATCCAAGATCAAGATGCTATAATGGTCTTGACAAGAATGAGATCGACAGGCTCGTCAAACAGCGGGTAGATAATATCATGAAGCCTTTCGAGGAAATGTCGCAGATGGATCTATCTCAAACCAATTTAGAATTTTGGGATGACGCTAAGGATAAGATCTTCATGGGTAAGGTTTATAATACGGCTAATACCGTAGATCTATTTTATTTATATCTGGCTGTATTTTCCGGCATGTTGACTCCTCAGGAAATGGATGGCGATCCTGTCTTCATGAACTCCATGTTCTGTTTCGTGGAGAAAGACAATATGAAGGATTTCGTTCAGCAGCGTGAGATCAATAAGATGAACATCAGCTATAAGTTTATCAGCGCCCTTAAGAAAGGCGGCGACGATCGTCAGGCTGTCATCGATCTTCTTCTTTACATCGGTATCGTAACTCGCCCGGATTTCACGGAGGATGAGTATTATACAGGATCTCTATCAAACTGGATGAATGAGAAGAAGACCAATGTCGATTATCTGCTTGATATCTGGGATCGGTCATTGGAAGGTGATTTCAAGGAAGTTCTTGAGTTTTACCGTATCGTAAACGTCCTTCAACGAAATGGTCGTATCAATATGACTCCATCCGGATTACAATATAATGGCCAGATCATAGGACCTGACGTTCGGACATCCGCTGAGTTCTTGGCTACCAAGAAAGACTTTATTAACATAAAGGCTAATGTATTGGATGAGTATGAGGAGATCATGTCTATGTCTAATATCGATGATAAGTCCAAGACCAAGAAGGTTAAGGATATTAAGAAGAAGGATGACGTAGAGGAAGGTGATAAGATTAAGGAGGAATAACGATGACAATCCAAGAAGCGTATCTAAGGTCTTTGCAGAAGAACGAGCAGAATCTTGCCAATGGCGGGATTAAGCTTGATCCGGGAAGGTTCGTGTTGTTGTTTAACGAGGCCCAAGACCGGTTAGTTAAGTACTATCTAAATAGGAAGGATGACGAGACTATACGCTCCATCCAAAACCTTCTTGTTTATTGGATGTCGTTGGATAATGCGGGTAGGATGGATGACCCTGAGTCTACGTCCTTTAACTTACCTGACGACTATCTATGGTTCTCTAACATAAAAGGAGTTTTCTCATACAAAGGGTGTGAGGCCACTGATTTCGTTATGTGGGAGGCTAAGAACGAGAATATCCATGAGCTTCTTGGAGACGAGAATAACCGTCCTTCTTACGACTACCGTGAGACATTCTACTCCATAGGGAACGGGAAGGTCGTGGTCTACGAGTCAGGCTTCCGTACCGAGGAGGTTAAGATGACGTACTACCGCCGTCCTGTCAGGGTGGACCTGTCGGGGTATATCAACGCCGCCGGTATCCAATCCACGGACATCGACCCGGAGCTGCCCGATTATCTTGTGGAGGAGATTCTGGATATGGTAGCTAAACAATTCAACCTTAATGAGAATGAATTGTATAGATATAGAATGGATAAGGATAATGTGGCTTCCTTTAAATAAACAACGTTAGTTTTGATTGATAAGCCTGCCCAGAAATGGGTAGGCTTATTTTTTATCATCCTATGCATATTTTCTGGAATCGTAGATTTCTCCGATTCCAGAAATAGCAAGTATGATCTTTGCGTTTTTATAAAATATTTAATATAATGATTTTATATTGGAATATTTTTTATCCATATATTTTTACTGTAAAAATTTTATTTATATATTTGCATTGTATTAAATAATTAAATATATATAATATGAAAACTGATGTTGTTATGATCTCCAAGGATAGGGATCTTTTTGGTGTTACTATCAAGCAAGACACTAAAACGTCTTTCATGTCGTTGACTGATTTACAGGAAGCCTATACCAGGAAAAGGATTCAGGAAGGATGGAATGATAAGAGGATAGAGAATATCCTTTCTAACAAGGAAAGTGCTGAGCGAATATACTATATTCTTGAAAAACAAGGATATATGATAGAAACAGGATTTCCTGTTTTTATGGAAATGGTTGAAAAAGAGTCTCTTATAAAAGTAATGAAAAAGTTTGGCGCTTATAAGACTGTTGGTAGGGGCGAGAACAGGAGAACTATGTGTAATCCTTATATATGGGTTCTTGTAGCTATGGAATTGAACCCTATGTTGTATGCCGAGGTTGTTACGTGGTTAACCGATAAGCTTATTCTTAATCGAATAGAGGCTGGTGATAGGTATAATGCTTTGTCTAGGGCGGCTTCTAGATTTAAGGATGTAGATTATGTTAAGATCGCCAAGGGTCTTAATTATATTGTTTTTAATATCCATGAAAGTATGATCAGGAATAAGGCCACGGAAGCTGAGCTAAAGGAATTGGAGCAAACACAGGGCAATCTTATATGGGCTATAGATATGGGTTATATAAAAAGCTTCGATGAACTTATTGATATGATGAGGAAGATGTATAAGAAAAAGTGGCTTAAATAATGTTTTTACAAAAAATGTAATTTATTTATATGCCTATACACTCGTGATCGTGTTTTATTGTCGTGAACTCGTTTATTATTATGTTTGCGTTAGTGAATGATTTTTAAACTAAAATATTAATTATATGTTGCACAGACCGCAAGACCGGGTACTTTTCGTATCCCCACACGCTAAGATGGTGGATGTTGATTCCATCTTCTTGAAGGAAGGACAGATCGGTATTTACGATACTAAAGATACTTCCGAGAACGGTTGCAAGGCCGTAATTGACTTTACCGGTAAGCCTCGTAATGATAAGCGTTATGAGATCCGTATCGGTCGTAATGAACAAGCGGCTTCCCGCTCTATATATGATAAGGATTTTTCCACGCCTTTGTTCTCGTTGAATGAGATCACCGAGATCTACGCTTCTTGGCCGAAGAAAGATCATGCTTATGTCGATGATGTTATCTTAGGATACAACGGTGTCTCTGACGACACGGCTTTCTCCGTTTCCAAGGGCGACCGTATCGTTATCCGATTGATTCTCGCCGGCAGGGCTTTCGAGCTTCTTGGCTACGAGGAAGGTCGTGTTGAGATCAATGACGCTATCCTTTTGGATGATTGTGACAATACCCCTAATCAATGCGAGGAATGCGATCCTTGCGAGGAGGTTGATTTGTTACCCGCCGTATTGAAGTGTATCGAGCGGATGAAGAACCAACCTATCGCAGGTGGTGGCAAGGTATCTGATTATATTGATATCACTCCGGTTACAAGATGCACTAATGAGGCTACTGAGCCTGAGACGGAGGACGTGAACTTCTATTGCATGGAGGTATGCGATACTGGTGATGATCTGGCGTTGGCTGAGGTTCGCGCTCAATATCCAGGATTGAAGATCGTACGTGAGACTATCGAGGGTAGCATGTCACGTTATAAGGTGATGAAGAAAGGCGCTAAACCGGCTGACTATACTCAACGCCTTATCTCTATCATGAAAGGATGTACGGATTGTCCTCCTAACTATACCGAGGTTAAGGGCGGCTATCTGTATTCTATTTCCTTGGAGGATGACGGTGTTGATATGTCTACTACGGTGGAGTCATTGCCTAACGTTGTAGCCGATACGGTTAATAAGATGAGTCAGATCAAGGGATCAGGTTTGTATATTGCCGCTACTTCAAAGAAATTGACGGATGAGGAGATCTCTACTTTCGTGGAGGCTAATCCTACGGCTATTATCTACTATGTGGCTAAGACATCCGATATGTGCGAGAACCCTACGGTTCGTACCGCTTCTTGGTCAGCTTGTGGTTCTTGTAAGGTATCCACCGAGAAGTATTATATCACGATCCCGGATGATGAGTGTGGAAACAGTGCTTTGGAGGAAATAAAACAGGCTTTCCCGGAACTGGAGATCACCGACTACGGTACTCCGGCGGCTTGCCAGCATAGCTTCCAGACAACGGTATATACTAACATGTTGTGTGATGAGTGCGACAAGGTGTTCGAGGGATTCTTCACCAGCGAGGCTCCGGCGTCTTACCGCAACCGTATGTGGAAGAAATTGGAATCAGCACAAGAGCTTGGTAGTAATTGTAAATGCGGTATCCGTTTCCGTGGCAAGGAAATGTTGTTATCTCCATCAGAGTGCTTGATGGATCAAATGACTTATATCGAGGATAGCGTGGAGATCGTAGGCGCTAGCGGCGGTTACCCCGATTCTCTTGACGAGGGATCTCCTATCTGGTGGGATCAGCTTCACTTCGAGAGATTGTCCAGCAAAGCCCCGCGTACTCATGTTGGCGGCAATATGATGGATGATGAGTTGAAGGGCTACGCTCATTTCAATGGATTCCCGAAACATCAGGATTTCATGGGGCGGACGTTCATGAACGAATATAGTCGTGTAGAGCAAACGGCTCAGTACGTTGACTTCCAGATTACGCTCAATCCTCATAGATACGCTCAGGGATTCGGAAAGGTTATCGCTGATGATCCGGTTAACCTGATCTTACGTGTACGTTACGGCGCTCATGAGGGCGTTCAGGAGATGATTAACATGATCGGTGCTGCCGCTGGTCTTGGCCCGGCTATCGTAACTGAGCCGAAATAAAGAACCTTTTTTGCGTTCATATATTTCCTAAAGGGGAGAGATTCAATTCTCTTCCCTTTTTTTGTTATCTTTGAGGCAGTAGAATTAAAATATGATATTATGTCTGCGATAAATGAGTATTTAAAGAGACTGGCTTCTATATTCGGAAGCATGGGTTTCTCCGTTCCGCCAGATGACTTCTCAGGTGTTGTCATAGACGGAAAGACGTATCCGGTCATGATGAGGAATGACGGGTGTTACGTGTACTTCGATGATAAAGGAGTAAAGAGACTTGTAAGCGAGGTCCCTAAAAAGGACTATCAGTTCATTAACATCAAGGACGCCCGTGTGTCGATCGTCAACCAATGTTATCGTACTCCGGGAGGTCAGGTAGAGGCTCGTATCCATACCTATATGAATAATAAGGGTGAGATATTGGCCGAGAAGATATTTATCATCAACTCTTCAGATGTTGATACGCCTATTGGTACGGAATTGGACAAAGTTCCTGCCGAGTGGGTAGCTATAGATTGTAGCATAGCGGAGATGACCGATCGGGAGTTGATATTCGTAAGTAAATGTTACGCCACGGAAGGGGGCAAGGTCCAGATCGAGGGCGTTGAGTCGGTAGACCCACGCCTGAACCCGGAGGTATCCCATTATGAGGTGGTGAATACGACTGACGATAGCAATCCTATCGGTACGGAGTATGATAAGATACCCGATACATGGAGTCGTATAGTATGTGATTTCCCGGATATGACCCAAAGGGAGATAATACCGGTGCTTAAATGCTTTGATACCGGAACCGGAAGGGTGCAGATAGAGGGATATAAGATATTTGATTACGAGATGGGTACCAGAAAGGAATGGTATCGCGTCAAGCAAAGTACCGATCCTAAGAATCCGGTAGGTAAGTTTATCACCAGCATAAGCGATGACTGGGTTGAGGTCGTTTGTGACTTCACGGATATGGAGGACCGGGATATTGAGGTAACTGTAGAATGTTATAAGACACCGGCCGGTAAGGTGAAGCTGGAGGTTCTCACGTCATGGGACGGGAATATAGGAGTTAGGGATAAGAACTATAAAGTCCTGGAGACTACCGACCCGTCACAACCTGAGGGCGCCAGCTTCAGTTCCTTGCCAGATACGTGGGTAAGGACTGTCTGTGATTTCGACGATATGGAGGAGCGTGACATCAGGTCTTATGTCGAGTGTTATGACGGAGGCAATGGCAATGTCAAGCTTCGTAGGCTGGTTTCTTATGACTCCAAGATAAAGGCAAGATACGTCCGCTTCGAGGTGCTTGAATCGGATGACGCCGGCTTCGTTCCTGGGGCCGAACTGGCTACCCTCCCGGACGGATTCTCTTTGGTGTCTTGTGATTTCACGGATATGGAAGATAGGATGCCTATTGATATCGAGGAGTGTTACAAGACATCAGCCGGAAGCGTGCGTATGAGACATGTGGTGTCTTATGACGGTGATCTTGGGAAAAGAAACCAGTTCTGGGAGATTGTGGACTCGTCTGATAATAGGTATGGGCTAGGAAATAGGATAAATAATATCCCTGCGGATTTTATCCGTGAAAGGTGTGCTCTAGAAAGGTTGGATGATCGTATTACCAGAAATGCGGTAGAATGTTACTCGACACCGGGAGGATCGGTAAGGATTAAATCCACTTACGTTATCAACCCTTTAAATCATGTTAGGTCGTATAATCATCATGTATTGAGTTCTACAGACAATGATATCCATGTTGGTACTCAATATACCTCTTTGCCATCCAATTTCGCCCGTATCGAGTGCGAGGAGCCGGATTATATGGATCGACTTATCGATACCACGGAGACTTGTTATGATACCGGAAAGGGTACGGTGAAGATCAGGAGACAGGAGTCGTTGAACGGAAATCTGGATGTAAAGACTTTCGACTATAAGATCGTTGAGTCTACCGACCCCGATCATCCTATCAATACTACCCCTACGCAGACGGTTATTAACGGCTGGACGGTTATCAGCTGTGACCTTAATATCATGGAGGTAGATGACTGCTATGAGGTTGGTGGTCATAAAATTCATTTAAAGGGATTCAGGACGATCAATCCGGCGTTACAGGATATTAAGTCCATATTGTATGTCGTGTACTCTGATCATCCTGATTATCATGCTGGAGATGAGCTTAACTCTATTCCAGAGGGGGCTAAGGTCACGATCTGTGATTACGCGGATAAGAGCCAAAGACATATGGTCCCGGTGCGCGAGTGCTATGAGGTGGCCGATGGCCGGTTCTATGTAGAGGGAAGCAGGTTGGTGGATAACGATATGGTCGTAGAGCGGATGTCGTTGATGGTGATGGAGTCATCCTCCCCGACCTACCCGGTAGGGACTACGCTGACCTCCATCCCCGATGGCGCTACTATCGTGGCTTGTTTATGTCAAACCTGTTAATATCAAGGCTATGGTTAAGGTATGTAATGATTATTATATGATTGACGCCCTAGCCGGCGGTGAGGTCATAAGGAAAAGGAAATATCGTCGTGAGAATACGATGATCGGATATAAGTGGTATGATTATAATGGGGTCGAGGTAACTGACCCCATTGAGATATCACGTCTTGACGGATTGGCTACTAAGCATCAACGTGTGGATGAGGCTTATGATGACCATGCTGTTTTCATGTCGTCAACCAATTACGTTAACAGCGTTTCCGGTATACCTATGGATAAGCATATGGTTGTCGTTGAATGGAGACCGGATAGCGAGCAAGGTTTTGTCACCATGGCTCATGATGAGGGTCTTGACGGGGATAGCTATTATATAGTTATTATCAATACCGGAGATAAACAGGCTACGATCTACACCCCCGTAGATCCTGAGGACCCAAAGGATGGGACTTCCCGTGCGGTTGATGGCGATAACGTTTCCGTTGGCGGATCATATGTCTCTATATCCCCCAAGCAAGTAGAGAGGGTAAGGGTTACTTTCCGTGATGGTAAATGGTATTATGAGTTAGTCACAAAAACATATCCTAGTAATACTGGAGGCATTAAGATCGGGGATGTTGATTTTGTGACGTTCAGATATTTATGGGAATCAAGTTCCGGAAGGGACTTGGACACGATGACGGAAGCCCTTAATTCTAATGTTCCCACCATAGATAATCTTGCTGTAGGTTGGTCTGGCCCCGGAAATGGAGATAGCTCTGTTAGAAAAGTTCTTAAATGGGGTGGTGATAATACCGGTTCTGGTAAGGAATGTGTTTGGATGTCGGTGAAGGATTTAAGGGCTAAATATTATGATATCCTACCTGAAGAGACGTATTTCATGGCCTACGCTACATGGTTTGGATCTAAAGGTACGGGTAAATGTTCTTTTGAACTTATTGGATACAAGGGAGGTACGATGAGCCAAGATGGATATAATTTCATCAATACCGGTGGATCTGTCGTATATCAAAATACATATGATTTTATCTGCAATACCAGTAAGGGGGCGAGTACATATAAGACTTCTTATCAGAAAGTAGCCCGTATTACTTATAATAAGCTCACCAATGAGGTCTATATGTCTATAGGCGATGCTATAGATCAGGAGGATAATTATGATAAGCTGGAGCGGGAGATCAATAATATAAAGGAAAGACTTAGCGATGTCGAGAGCGAGTTGGCTGTCGTAAGACGTATAGCTGAGGGCAAGAACGCGGCGTATATCTTTGATACGGTCGATGCCATGAATGAGTGGCTGGCGGTTCCGGAGAACACGGCTAAGCTCCGTGTGGGGGACAGCTTCTGGATCAGGGAGCAGGAGGTACCTGATTATTGGTGGGATGGAACTCAGGCTTTAGAGCAGGAAGGTCCGAAGGTTGATTTATCTCCTTATTATACGAAAGATGAGATTAATGATATTGTTAATAATATCAATCAGAAGATAGAGAATAAGAGTACGTCTATTATCTTCGATACTTATATCCAGATGAAGTCTTTCGTGGATGATCCAACTAACGCCGATAAGCTTAAGGAAGGTACTATCTTGTTGATACGAGAAAAAAAATGTACCTGATTATTATTACGATGGTGCTGGGATAGTTAAGATGGAGGCCGATGTAGAGCAATGCCTTTATGTTACTTTGGCTAACAAGCCTACGGAAAGCACTATAAGTTATACTCAAGATCGGGAGGTGACTAATTTCGCCCCGGGTGCTATAGCTAGATGGGTTGACGCTGACGGCAATGACGTGTTTTATAAGCTTGTTGAGATAGTAGGTGGTAAGGCTAAGTGGATTACGTTGATTGATACAAGATATGGTAATGTTACGTTGCAAAGCACTTATGACAAGAACTATGAGATCGTGAATATCGTATCTGGGTCTAGGTTACGGGCTATAAATAGCGAGAAGAATGATATCAAGTTCGTTAATAGCGCTACGGGTAACGTGACTGTCGTGTTGAATGGGACCGTATCAGGGGGAGCCAAGAAGCTGGTGAGTATGCTGGCGGTTAACGAGGTAGTCTTGACCCCCGGAGCGGCGGTGTCGTTTACCCGGAACGGTGATGAGTTCGTGCTCACGGAGTTGTTTGGCGTTACTATCTTCCCTGATCTGGCGGATGCCAATCGTGAGGGTGAGTGGGTCATGAGTGTAGGCATAACCGGTAAACCGATCCTCATGGAGGTAAAGGAGATGCGTAAGTGGGATGAGAGCATAACCAAGGAGCTTACGATAGATGAGCTTAACGAGAAGTTTCCTAACGTGGATATCGGATTCGCCATCGTATGCAAGACCATCAACAAAGTATATGAGATGGTTAATGGATATAAGGAATGGGTGTCTTATGATATAACCTCAATAAATTAATGGTATGGCTTTTTTAGTAGGATACGACACGGTAGCGTCCTATGTCACGTTTATAGTGAATGAGGATAGATTCCCTTGTTTTGATGGTAAGGGTGCTGATTATATACCCGATCCGATAATATCAGCGGATGTTTTTAATCGCAATCTTAGGTTCTCGACCTCTAAACCGGGATTCGTGGATGTTGATTGGGGGGACGGGACAAAGGATCAATATCCTTTAGTTAAGATATCTGATGGTAGTTATAGGATTGTATTCAGGTCTCTTGACATTGAGTATAAGAAGAATCCGGATGATACCGTATGGTGGTATAAGAAAGAGGATGGTTCACAATACATACCGGTCCCTCCACATAAGTATAGCGATATCAGGCGTAGAGAGGTTACGATGAGGTTCTCTAACGTAATCAATGGGGAGTTCAATATGGATGGTATTGTCCTCCATGATTTTCCTGTAGTTAATCTACCTGATATAACTTATTTGGCTATGGTCAGATCCGTTCTTAAAAATGGCGATATCCCATATGACAGGATAAGTAAGAGCGTTAATCTTCGTAATATACAGATGGGGTCTTTTTCTCATCCTGGTGTATGGAGTAATTGGCCAGAAGGTTTTTTGAACATGAAAAACCTGAGGTATTTCGGATGCAATAGCGTTTTTAATTTCGGGGATGATCCTGATTCTAATTGGAGAAGGTTCTCTGAATGGAAGAATCTTACCGAGTTTAATTTCAATTGGTGTAACATCCCTTCTTATGATCCGGCTTTTAATTCTATTCCGGCTGTGGGTATAAATATTATAAGCGATAGGAATAATATACCTGTATTTGATGAGGTGGATAAGGTGGGGGATGATAAGGCAGGTGTTGCTTTTATGGGTAATGGTAGCTCATGGAAACAAGATCTGGTAGGAGGGAAGTTGAACAAGATTCAGCAGACATATTGTTCTTCAAGTACGGTGCCGGTAGACGATCTTCCGGATTACTTGTATGAGATAAGGGAATTTAGGGTATGGAATTTGCGTGATGGTGGTAGATTTATAAATACGCAGGAGAGGGCTGATACGTTCGTTAACACGTTTTATGATAAGATGATGTCCTGGGATTATATAACGATGTCACAGACGGCTTCTGACGGCAACAGGAATCAGTTTTATAAACTTACCTTAGATTTATATACTGCCGCAGCTCCTACTAATAAGAGACCATCTGGCGTTTATCAAGCCCCTGAGGGGTTTGTTAAGGGTGTTAGCAACGGTAATCCTACGACGCCTATGGAGAAGGTGTATGTACTTACCAACAACTACGGGCAGACATGGGTCTTGGCCCCGGCGCCAGCCTCCAAGGCCGCCCTTACGAGGGCAAGGCGGGCTGGGAAGGCTAGGATCACCTCGTTCGTCCTTGGCGTAAAGGACGGCCATGTATCCGTGTTCAGCGGAGATGTATTGGATGATAATATGAGTAAGTATAATTTCGCTGACAAATACGAGGCTATAGATATCTGTAACGATCTGGGATTGGATAGTTCACCGGTTGTCGAGTATTTCAGGAGAATAGAGGAGGGAGAGGTATGAGGCTGATATGTAAGGATACGAATAAAGGGTCTATAACCTTTTTTACTAAGGGTAAATACGCTTTTAGGGGCGTTAACAGGAATGATACTACCGATGATGTGCCTGATCCTATATTGGATGTTAATAATTATAATGAGAGTATACAGTTTTATTCCAAGACCCCCGGCATGTGCGAGGTCGATTGGGGTGATGGGAATAAAGGTCAATTTCCTTTCGTGAAGGACAGGAGCGAATCCATATACGGGCGATATAGGTTGATGTTTAGGAGAAGGGATATAAGTTATCGTAAGAATCCGGATAGCCATCCATGGTGGTTTTATAAGGAAGATGGGAGTGAGTGTATTCCCGCCCCCAATCATGCTTACGCTGATGGACTAGATAAAGATCGGGTTATTACCATGACTTTTACGAATGATATTACATACGTTCAAACAGCGAGGATAATGATGGTAGGATTCCCGATATTAGACGCCCCAGGTATTATCAACTTAACCTTATCCATTACCGGCGATGGGAATATAACCGATATCCCTAAAGACAGGATACGTAGATCGGTAAATATAGAGTATATAACACTTAACGAATTGGGTGTAGGGACATTGACATCCATACCAGACGATTGGGATAGGTTGACTAAGTTAAAAGGCATTAATTTAAATCGAACGGCTGATTTTAATGATACGGAGTCTTCTAATATAAGGAAATTCCCCTCTATGTGGCCTAATCTTGTAACATTATCTTTGGCAGGTTGCAGGGTTAGGGTATATCCAAGGGAATGGCTGTCTTTTAGCAAGTTAAAAGAATTATATATATCCCCGGGAGTGGCTATGCCATCGTTTGACCCTAATACATGCCCGGCTATGGATGAGGTGGATAAGATAAATCCTAGCTTAAAGATTTTCGATCATATAAATAGATGGTATGGACCTGTCGTGAGTTGGCATCCGTATATGAGCGGTAAGGGATTGGGAAACATTGAGCGTGTCGACGCTTCATACGGTTATAGTAGTATAGATGTAAGTAATCTCCTGGATTATATATATGAGATGAGGTCTATGAATAGCTTTTATATGCATCGCAGCTTGTCAACCCAAAGTCGATGTGATACGTTTATATCAACATTATATGAGAAGGTGATGGGGTTTGATTATCTCACTATGTCTTCCTCTGCTTCCGATGGCAAAAGAAATCAGTTTTATGGATTGTATCTAAGTATGTATTTAGCTTCCAAGCCTGATGATAAAAGACCTAGTGGCGTATTACAGGCTCCCTCTGGTTTTATAAAGGGTCAGTCTAATGGCTCTCCGTCGACTCCTATGGAGATGGTTTATGTGCTTATGAATAATTATGGATGGAGGTTTAGTATGGCACCAGAGGCTTCGGTGTTAAGGTCAATACGATCTTCTGATATTGACACGAGGTCGTATAAGCCATATAAGCTTATTGTATTTGACGATGGGTGTACCTTTGTAGGCAATGGAGATGTTTTAGCTCATGATACGGATAAGGTATTATCGTTTGGGGATCAACCAGAAGGAGAGTATTTATGTGATTCTATGGGATTGGACAGGAATGTTATTGTAGAATATTTTAACAAGATAGGTAATGGCTAAGACATTATATAAATATGAGGCTTCATCAAATAAGTTCGTGTGGTTCACTACATGGGATAGGGCACTTAGAAATTATTATACCGATGATTATAATTATGTACCTGATCCTGTCGTTGGTAATCCTTATAATACGTTTGTTGAGTTTAGATCCAGAAAGCCCGGTATGGCTAATGTGGATTGGGGGGATGGAATAAAGGAGCAGTTTCCTATGACCAAGGTTCAAGGGAAGGATAATTATCGTATTATATTCCGTTCTTTGGCAATACAACACAGGAAAAATCCCAATACTACGTGGTGGTTCAGGAAGGAGGATGGATCGCAATACGTACCTGTGGATAATCATGCTTACGCTGATGGGAGGAGGGACGTACAACGGGCTGTGTCGATAGATTTTACTTGTGATATTTATTATGCCAATATCCAAGTTTGCAAGATGACATCTTTCCCGATTGTGGATATGCCAGGACTTGAGTTTTTGGTCGTATCCCATACGCTGTATGTTTATGACGGTATACCTGTAGACAGGTTGTCAAGATCCAAAAAGTTAATTTATATCGATCTTCAAAATATGGGGCAAAGAATGACCGTAATTCCTGAGGCTATAATCAGCAAGACAGAGGTATATTATTTAAATATGTTTAATATGCTTGATCTTAGGGATATAGAATCTAGCGGGATAAGGAATATAAAGAATATGAAAAATCTCCAAACCCTCAACTTATCTTCATGTTATTTGGATAGGTATATAAAGGAGTTTAATGATCTTCCTAAATTAACTTCGTTGAATATAACTCATGGTCCTTCTGATATGTGGAATTATTTTGATATAAATACCCTTCCTTTTTTCGAGGTAGATAAGATAAATCCTAATATTACTGATTTTGCTTTTTTAAATGACTGGATGAATGGAGAAAGGAGGACGGGTTGGAATGATGATAATATGTCGGGTAGAGGATTGGATCATCTTACAGGTTTTACCGTCAATCATAGCAATAGTCTTAGAATGGATAAGCTTCCGGATTATATTTATGAGATGAGGGCTATTACAGGGTTTGGCGTGAGAGCATCCACTCATAGCCAAAAAAGATCAGATGATTTCGTGGATTCTTTTTATAAACTGGTTACGGAATGGGATCAGATAACCATGACATCGGTAGCTAATGACGGAAAGAGGAATCAGTTCTATGGTCTTTCGGTAAGCATGTATGATGCTATTTATCCAACCGAAAACCAGCGTCCTTCCGGAACGGAGCAGGCGCCGGAAGGATTCGTGAAAGGCTCGTCCAACGGGTCTCCCGCTACACCTATGGAGAAGATATATGTGTTAAAAAATAACTACGCCCAGAGATGGACGATTAAACCAGAATAATATTATGAATATCAATATTTTAAAATTAAATTGGGGGGTAAAATCCTATTTGCCTTATGATGAGAAGAAGAATGTTACCCAAAAGGAAGATAATAGAGGTATTCGAGGAACTATCTCCTCAGGATAATGGATATTGGGCGGTTCCTGATGGGGTCTATGAGGTTGAGTTCGCGTTGGTCGCCGGAGGTCTTAATGGAGAATCTTCCGATGTATATAATGCCGGGAGTGGCGGTAACGGAGGGGGTGTACTGACTGGGACTATATCCGTAAATCCAGGTGTTACATATAGGGTGGTTGTCGGAGATATAGGTCAGGATAGTGTATTCGGTATATATCAGGCTATTGCCGGTAAAGGTGGAAGAGGCGGATATGGAGTTAAGGGGGATGGCTATGATCCTTCCCCGGGAAATCCAGGGCAAGATGGATCATATGTTTTTAACAACAAATATCCTGACCGATATCCTTATCCTATGGGCGCTGGTGGTGGATCGGGGGCTTATACAAGAGGATGGAATATGGGCTTTTTATCCGGAGGGAAAGGCGGAAATCACGGGGGAGGTGATGGAGCTGGAGTCGAGGATGATGAGGGTGTTATTATTAATGGCAAAAATGGAGGTAATGCCACTTATTATGGAGGTGGTGGAGGAGGAGCCTCTAAAGCTTCTAGTAGTGAGGCTACGAGCGGTCGAGGAGGATCAGGTTATCGTGGTATTGTTATTTTACATTATTTTAAAAATGGATGATATGGATAGGAATGATATTATAAAAGAATTAGGTTCTTATTTTGATATAGTTGAATTGGTGTGTCCTCATACATACAATAAGTGGAAGGACAGATCGTGGCAGTTTCTTGATACAGCGTTTCTCCATAATCTTCTTATATTACGGAGGGATATAATTAAACAGCCTATGTATTGTAATAATTGGGACAAGCAGGGGCAGTTTTCCCAACGTGGTCTTAGATGCAACATCTGCCAGATAGTCAAGGATAAGAAAGATGTTTATCTATCCGCTCATGTGTTGGGTAAGGCTGGGGATTTCGATGTCAAGTCAATGACGGCGGAACAGGCTAGAGGCTTGATCTTGGATCATCAAGATATGTTGCCATATCCTTTCCGGCTTGAAGGGAAGGTGGGTTGGTTACATTTTGACAGCCTTGATACGAGGAACGGTATACACGCCGTGGTGTTTTAGGTACTTAACGGTATAGGGGTTAACTTTGCGTATAGGGTATAAAATGAAAGACAAAGACATGATAGAGCGAGTGGGGGCTTTATGGAATATAGCGCTTGCGTATGGTGCCTCTTGCTGGGCTTACTTTCAGCCAGTGCATCATTTATTGACCGTATTACTTATAGTATTAATAGCGAATTTTTTGGCTAGGTTAGCGCAAAGCGTAAGGGGCTGGAAGCTCCGTAGAAGCCGTAGGAGGAGGTTTAGTTTCAAGAGATGGCTTAGGGAGGTCAGGTTCACTGATATTCTTAAGGAGTTCGCTTTGTCTTGTTTTATAGTAATGACATTATGTGTTATATATAAGACGTTATACCCGATCGAGGAGGAGGCTAGCATGATACTTACCGTTACCAAATATGGGGTGTATATAGCCCTTGTTGGATATGTGATGCTTTTCCTGAATACGATAGGGGATGCTTTCGCTGACGCTTATCTGGTTAAGGTGTTCAAGGCTGTATTCAAGAGGATAAACGTATTCAAGATGTTTGGCTTCTCTAAAAACATACCTGACGAGATGTTTGACGATATAAAGAAGATTGCTGATGATAAGGTTAAGGATAAGTCTTAAGGCTGTTTTTTGTTTAGGTCTGTCGCTATTCCTGTCCTCTTGTGGAAGCAGGAGGCAGGTTAGCGACACGTCTATAGATAATCGTTTGATAAGCAGGATAGAGACGATGATAGATGAGGTCATGGACCGGAAGATCGTAGAGATCAGGACATCTGATCTTAATGCTGATATTGTCATAACTGAGAGGAAATTCGATACTACGAAGGAGGTGGATCCATCCACTGGGGAGCGACCCGTGTCCTCCCAGACGGACGCTCATATCGTCATCGGCCGGCGGGATAGCACGGTGACGGTCGATTCCCTTGGCATTGATAAGGCTATTACCGGTGTTAAGGATATTGACAAGAAGACAGACATCGAACATAAGGACGTAGATGATAAGAAAGAACCAAGATGGCCAATAGCTATCACATCAATTAGTGTGTTGTTGATATTATTGGTTTTAATATATTTGCTAAAGAAGATGAAGGTTTTATGAGACGAAGAATGATTGAATGTACTAGGGGGGGGTGATTGACGATCATACTAGATTCTTAATGAGATTCAATGGTAATTTTAAGGTAGAGGGGAATCCTACTCCCTCTGGCAATCTCTTTATAGCCAATAATGGCAATCTTATCACCGATGGCTCAATACAATGTGTCCAATATAACAAAACGGATCCTTTTCTTTATACTATCATAAACACCAAAGAATCGTTATTGCCTGAGCTGTTTTATGACGGTCATCCATTTACTATAGACTTTTGGTATAAGTCAACCAATCTTGTTACAAGTTGTTTGGTTGAGCATGAATATCCTAATGGTATTTTTTATTTTGGTGTAGTTTTAACAGGTACTGGTTTTTATTTTTTATAGGAAATCGCATTTGAAAACCCCTAAATCTTCAGTTTAGGGGATGAAAAATGCGGGATAGCGGAGCTATCCTTGGTTTTCAATATATCTTCTGATAGTCTCATGACTGACATTCCCGACTGATGACACAAAGTAGCCATCAGTCCAAAAGGTATTCTCTCTGTAAAACATATGCCTGAGGTAGTTCTCATGCCTTTTCCAAATGGCAGTTGTAGACATTTGCTTGAGCCTTCTAACAATTTGCAGCGGCGAGAGTTTGGGTTCGCTGCGTATCATCATGTGTATAT